CTACCGTTCGACGTTCTGCGAGCCTTCTACGGGCTCACCCTCCGGTGGAGTGATCTCATTTATGACTATCTCGCCATTTTCACTTTGTAGTGACGTTTTCGACCCTGCTCCCAGCGTGCCCTCGATCTCGATCCCGCCCGCTGCTGTCGTCAAAAAGTGGAGCGGACGCTCCCCCGTGTTCTTAATCTCAACCGTGAGTGGCATTTCCTCGCTCCTTCGTTTCGGGTAAACTGGTCGCGGAGCTGATTTACGCCTTTCTTCCTTACTCGGTGGGGGGGCGACTGCGTTAATTCCCTTTTCACAGGTTCGGCTCCACCTCCAAGGCAGACCTTAGGCCGCCCCTGATTTATCCGGCGGCCTTTTGTTTTGCGCGCTACGGATAGAACAGGTCGGGGATCGTGCGCGATCTCGAATACGGATTGTTCGGCGACTCGTGAATATCCGTATCCCGCAGGCTCTCGCTCACGTGCCCAAAACAAATAACGATGCAGGTCGGATTCTGCACGACCAATCCCATACGGGGAGCCTCCGGGTGCAGCAGCTCGTTGGCGACACTGCATCCGCCCAACAGCACGAGCGCGAATAATGCTCCGGCCTGTTTCACGTCCTGGCCCCCTTGAGCACGTTAAGCTCTGCCCGCGCAGCGGTGAGCTGTTGCGACAATTGCTGAATGGCGCGCAACGACATATTCACGGTCGCCTGCAAATCTTGCGCGTAGGTCGGCTTTCCCGTTGCCGGGGGCATTTCCTCCCCTGCCGCATTGAATACCTTGGCGCGCGGTTCCGCTCCCACCAGATCGAATAATGCGGGTGCTATCTGTTTGGCGTCCTGCGCGATCAGTCCGAAAGGCTCATGCACGCCGGGCTGGAGGCTTTCCTCATTCCAGTCGAATTGAACGATGGACAGCGCATTGACCAACGCGAGCGCGTCCTCACTGGCCGGCGCCTCGTTCGCCTTTAGACCTGCGTCCGAAGGGTTCAGGGCGATGGAATATGCGACGCTATCGACGAAAACGCGCAGATATTGGTTTCCCACCAGCCACGGCGACATGACCCGGTTATCTTCGCTGACAAACACGTGACGGTTGTTTGTGTTGTCCACGCTCAGGGAATAGTTCTGAGTGCCCGCGGCGCCGGTCGCGTTCCATCCAACTTTCATTTTGCTGGTGGTCATGGATTCAACTAGCGCGTTGATATTAAGATTCCATGTCCCGTACACACTGCCGCCCGCGCCCCGGCTAATGGCCGTGGAGGTGAATGACCACGCGTTCTGCGTGGCGCCGACGTGGAAGGTAATCTGTGCCGCCCCGGTCCCAGCCGCGCCTTGAATCGCGTTAATCGCCGCGAAGTGGGAATCCCCCCAGCGCGTCCAGCGGATGCCACCATACCCGGCAGCAACATTCGGCGCGTCCACCTGAACGGCATATACCGCATTCGTGTTCCATGCCGACCATGAATTGCCAATATCTGCCGTCGACCAGAAAACCCCGGACGAACCAGAAGGCGCCACCCCCTTCACAAAATTAGCTTGAATCATGGCGGGCACTGTCAACACGCCCGTATCACTCAGGGTCATAACCACCGCAGTATTTGCGCCGTTGACCCATTCAATACCCGGCACGGCACTATTGGAGCGAATATGCGGCGCATACGTGCCCGCCTTCATAATAAAGGCGGCGCTTAATGTTCCCGATCCGGAAAGCGTGAGGGAGCCGGTCATCGTGTCGCCGGCCTTCGCCACCTTGCTGGACACGTTCGCGCTGGCGCTGTTCGCCATGTCCAGCGCGCTCTGCGCCTTCGCGTCCGCTGCGCTCACTGCTGCGGCAGTGCCGTAGTAGGCCGAGGACTGTCCACCGAGCTTTTCCGCGTTGAGGTTCGTGCAGAGCGTGCCGTTGGAGATGGGAATCTGCCCGCTGGCGTTGCCGGGCACGAGCCCCTGCAAGCTCTGCACGTCGATGCCGTACCGAGCGGCGAGTTGTACCCATGCCGTGCCGCTCCATTTCTCGATGCGCGACTGTCCATCATTCCAACGGATGACCCCAGCCACAAGGTTGAGAGGATCGCCCAGCGCGAACCACTGCGAGCCCGCCGAATAGTTGTCCCTGATCTCCTGCAGGACGGCTGCGTAGTCGTCGGTGAGTTCGGGCTTCAGAAGGTTGGCCGCCATGATCAGACTCCCCTCGCTTGCCAGTAGACCGTCGCGCTCACGCGCACGCCGGACTGGTTGAACACGTACACGTAAAAGCCGTCCGGGTGAGGCACTTCCTCGAAACTGAGGACAGGCACGAGTGGCGTGCCGTCCGCACTGTTCGACGTGAGCTGGATCGAGCGAACGTCGCTGAAGTCCTCGTTGAACGCGACGAAGGTGCCTTTGGCATCGACCTTGTTCGCGTACACGCTGCCCTCGTCAGTCTTGATGGACAGGCCCATCGACAGGTGGGTGTAGTCCTTGACGCGGATGATTCCCTTGCCGTCGCCGTTGGTCATCACGATCTGGACGCCCACGTACTGGAAGTCCGTCGCCGTCACTTGCGTGGTCTGCGGGTAGACCTTCCACGGGTCGGTCGCGAGCTTGCGCACCGCAATGTTGACCTCGTACAGCGCGGCCTCATGCGTCACGAGCACGTTGGCCGCCACGCCGATATTGGCCACGGGCAGCACGGTCCCCATGTCCTCGACCCATTCGAGTGAGCCCGTAGCCTCGGTCGGCTGGATGTAGATCGGGAACCCGGCATCCACCTGTTGCTGCGGCGTCGTCCAGCCGTGGCCGTCGTAATGCTGTTGCCACGTCTGCGGCTCCTTCGGGGCCAGGTACGCGACGTGGTTGCCGTACACGTCCGTGGACACGGCCGCATTGACGCGCACGCACTCGGGATCGGTGCAGGACAGGTCGCGCTCGTCGATCAGCACGAAGTCGGGCGGCGGATTCATAATCACGTCCACGCTGACCTCGTTCGAGATGTTGCCCGCCGTGTCCTCTGCAACGATGCAGTACCGGCGATGCCCGCCCACCTGCTCGAAGATCGCGGCGAACTCCGTGTCGTTGGTGCCGTAGTACCGAGAGCCCTCGGGGGGCACGAAGTCGAGCGGATTGCCGCCCGGCGCGCGTCGGACCTTGCCCGCCACGAACGGATCGGCACGCGTGCGCGTCAGGCGCTCGACAAGCGCCTCACCGTAGACCTCCTTAACCCAAACGGGGACGAGATGGATGCCTTCCCGGTTGCGCACGTCCACGATGCCAATCGAGTAGATGTGATAGGTGCGGATCGGCAGGGAGCCCTCGCCACTGCGCCAACGCAGGAGCACGTTGTTGTCAATCACCTCCGCGCTCGCCGCGTACATAGACGGCATCAGGACGATGCTCTCCACCCTCGTCGGCGTGCCGATGTTGCCCGCCACGTCGCGCGCTGCCACCCAATGCGTGCGATTGCCCAGCCAGTTCACCATGTACTGGTACACGAGGGTCTTATTGGGTCCGAGCTGCGTCAGGTGGTCAACGTCCGGCCCCCAGTACACGACGTAATCCTCGACGAAGTACAGTTCCGGGTCCGGCACGGCCCAGCGCAGCACCACGTCCCCCTGCGAAAAGAACGACACGAGCGAGCGCACGGGGTTGGGCGCCTTGACCGTGAAATTGACGAGCGCGTCCCCGGTCGAGTAGTTCCCGCTCGTGTCCACGGACTTGATGCGCATGGCATAGGTTCCGACGACATAGGGCGGCAGCGCCACGCGCGTTGCCTTCAGTTGCCCGACGAGGATCTCGGCATCGTCCCAGCCCAGCCCGCCCATGCGCACCTCGTAGTGATCGAAGTCCAGGTCCCGGTTCGGGTACCAGCCGCCTATTGTGTTCACGTCCTCCTGCCACCATGCCGCGTTCTGTACGTTGCTGGGAGGCGCGGCGAGGCCCAGCACGAGATGATCCTTGTCCGTATACACGCCGGGCTGCCCGAACAGGTTATAGGGCGTCACGCGCACGGTATAGGTCAGGCCCGTGACCACGTTCGGAATGTCGATGCTCACCGCCTGAGTCTGAGGCAGGTTGCTCCAGTTGCCGTTCTCGGGCCGGTACGCGACGATGTAGTAAAGCGCCTTCTCCAGCCGCTCCCATGACACGTTGAGCGCGACACGCACAGTGCCGTCCTCGCCGTAGTACAGGTAATCGCTCACAGTGATCACGGGCGGGCCGACGCTCGTGGACACGCCAGAGGTCGGGCGAGCTTCCAGCGCCCAGCCGTACTCGATGTAGTTGTACTTGGACGGGTCGTAGGAAAGCGCGCTGATCTCCCGCGTCATGCCGTCCTTCTCGCACGACGACAGCACGCGCCACAACGTCGGCTTCAGGCTCGCCTGCGACACTACCCAAGGTGCCTCGCGTTCAGGCGCCGGGTTCAGCGGACCCACGTACAGCACGTCCGTTTCCTCGGTCAACTGTGGCGAGGTCGTGAGCGACTGGAGCTGCCCGTTGGGCGCTACGTAAGAGAACACCTGGTCGGTGCCCGCCGTGCGCTTGATGGCACGGTCCAGTCGCACGTAGGCGCCATCGTACGATACGACGCGCCCGCCAATCGACTCGCCCGCCCGGTTGTTGTCCGCGATCTCGATCAGCGCGCCGGGGAACATGAAGGACGCATCGAGCCCGACGGAGAAGGCAACCGTTTCGGTTTCGTGCAGCTCGCTGTACAGCAGCCAGCGGCCCACGCGCGTCGCCTGCCCGCGCGACGTGCAGCCCACGGCAATCGTCGTCGTCTCGCGGTAGCCGTAGCGTCGGATGCCGTCCGCGTCCTCGACGTACTCCACGTCAATCTGGTATTGCTTGTCCGGGTTGTTCCACGACACGAGGCAAACCGTGTGCCGCACATGCCCGGCGCTGCCCTCGTAGGTAAAGAGGCCGTCGATCACGTTGGCATTGTTGAACTCGAATGCCACATCGCCGGGCCTGTCCTGCGACAACAGAATCTGGCTGCCCGTGTAGTAGATCATTGCCCGGAACACGCTGGCGAGGTCTTGCAGGAGCTTCATTGCCTCGCCCTGCGTGTTGATGATGCAATTGCACGCGAAGCGCGCCTCGGTCCCGCCCTTGCCATCCGGCACGAATTGATCGCAGTACTGCCCGATGGAATACAACGTCCATTTGTCTACCAGCGCCGCGTCGATGTACTCGCCCAGCCCATAGCGGCGCGCGGTGATCATGTCGTAAAACACCCACGCGGGATTGTTCGACCATGCGAGCTTGAACGTGCCGTCCCACGCGCCCGAATACGTGCGCAAGTCGGGATCGTAGTTCGTCGGAATCTGGATCAGCAGCAGGTCGACGAGGTAGGAGCGTGTCGGTATCTGCTGGAAGTACGCCGCATCCACATTGATGCCCACCACGGCGCTGTTCGGATACGTGAGCCGCAAGTCCTGAATCTCCGTGTAGGACTCCCAATACAGGTCGTTGATCAAGGTCGAGTCCGCGGAATCGGGCGTCAGGCGGATGAGGCGAATGTCCCACGGCCCCGCCTCCGTGAGCTGTACCTGATACGAGGCTTGGTACTTGCTCATGGTCTTGCCTTCGATGCGCCGCACGTCGCCCACTTGCACGAAGCCGCCGCCGTTCGACTGCTGCTGGATCACGAAGTCCACGGCGCTGCCGCGAATGTCGCCGGTCATCTTGTCGGTCGTCGACAGTCCCGGCACGCTCACAGTGATCCGCGTGCGGGTCATCGACAGCGTGGAAATGGTGCGCGTTGTCGCCACGTTGCACTTGAGCTGGGTGTTGACCACGTGTTCGGACTCGACCACAGCAAAGCCCGGCATGTAGGTCTGCACCTGATAGCCGTAACGCGCATCGAGCCCGATGCCGGGGAAGTTGATCGAGCCATCCGGGTTGGTGATCGGCGTGCCATCAAGGTAGACGCCCATGCCCCAGCCCCGAATCCCTTTAATCGGTCCTTCGCTGATCAGGTCCAGGATTCGCGCGATTTGCCGCGAGCGCAAGGAGTTCGGTTCCTCGTAGGGCACGCGAGGCGCCGGCGCGCTTTTCTTGCCGCCTGCGCCTCGCGGAGACGGCTCATAGGGGACGGGCAGGTTGCGGGTCATGTCAGAAGTTCTCCGCGCTGAGGCCTGCGCTGATCACCTGAGAGCCGACCATCATCGTGCCATAGCCCACTGGTACGGGATGCCCCGGCTCGACCGTGTTGACCGCGCCATTGAAATACGCGCTCGGCATGTCCTCGGGCTTCTCCAGCGAACCGGAGCCCGGCGCCTTGGGCTTGGGTGTCAGCAGCGAGGCGACGCCCGACAGAATCAGCGACAGGCCGACAGAGGCCACCATGCCCGCGACGCCCATGCCGAACACTGTCATGCCGACAGGGATCAGCAGGGAGCCGCCCATCATGGCTGCGCCCGCTGCAATGAGTACGAGCGGCCCGCCGCCGCCGATGGCCGGCACGTACACCAGCGCGCTATCGTGCGGGCATGGACCGAACACCTCGTTCTCGCTGAGGTTGTGCCGCTCGTCGTAAACCGCGAAGTTCTGCCGCACGATCCACGCGAAGGCAAGTGGATAGTTCACCACATACGCGCGCAAGCCCTCTGCCGGGCTTTTGGCGTCGCAGGCGAACGTTCCTGGCCCCAGCTCGTCGGGCAGGCCGACCAGTCGTATCCTCATGGCTGTCTCCCGATGCGCCGCAGCCCGCGCAGCCAGCAGCCGCCGAACGGGTCGCGCGACGAGATGCGGTCGCGGAAGTGGTGAAGGATCAGGCCGCCCTCGACGCAGATGCCGCAATGGTCAGGCACGCCCCACGGGCCAATCTGCATCACGAGCAGGTCGCCCGGTTGCATGTCGAAGTGCGGCACGTCGACGAATCCCGCTTCCTCGAAGCGTTCGCCCATCAGGTCCTCGCCGCGCTCGTACCAGCCGTCCGGGCGGTCCCAGTCGGGCAGCACGAGCCCACGCGTGATGCGGTAATAGTCCCGCACTAGCGTGTAGCAGTCGAACACGCCGTAGTGGTACGTGCGACCTACGAGCGGCGCCTGATACGGCCTCGGCAGGTACATGCCGTGCTCGTGCGTGCGCCAGTTGACGATCAGGTAAGGCAGGCCGCAGCGTGCCATTTCCACGAGATCGACGGACGATGGCTCGGGGCGCGTGCGCGGGTGGCTGTGGACGATCACGAGCGGCGCGTCCTGCTCGATGGCTTGCGCGTATTCGAGCGGATCAAACGCAAACCCGTGCTCGGGCTCCGCGTACACGTTCGCCAGCGCGCGGAAGGTCTGTCGTCCCTTGTGCGCGACGATCACGCCGCACGCCTCGCGCTCGCGCTCCTGTCGGGCATGAGCGAACACGCAGGCGAGCACGCGCTCGTCAACGCATAAGCCCAATGCCGGGAAAGGCTCCATAGGGCAGGTCGCCGTTGCCGAAGCGGTACTGGCAGGACTTGATGTGTTTGGCGCAGTCATCTTTGGCGGGGTCTGTTGTCGGGTTGTCGTAAATGTCCGCGACGGGCGGGCCAGCATAGGTGCATTCCGGCCCCCGATAGCGCCACGGACAAAGGTTCTGGATCACGACTCGGCGCGGTATCTGCACGCCTTGCACGTCCCATGCCGCCGCCAGCTCGAACTGGATCAGGTCTTTGGTCTCGCCGCTGCGCCGATTCACGAACCACACCTCGCGCGGGAACTCCATGTTGGGATTCGCGCTCGGGTTGCCGTTCGGGAAGTTGGCCGCATCGAGGTATTTCTTCATGGTGCGGATTCGCGTGACACGCGCGCCGATGTAGTCCTGATGCGCGCGAGCTGCTGCGCCCATGAGGCTGAACACGTTGGACACGGCAAGCGTAGGCGTGGGCAGCGTGCCGCTGCCGCGCCACTCGAAGCCGGATGCCTGAATCGGGAACGGCGCATAGCTGACACCCTTCCAGATCACGGGCATGCCGTAGTTGTCGGCGGGCGTGAAGTGGAACACGCTCGTCTCGCCCTGCGCGGTCGCATCGACCTCGAACAGCTCGACGATGGCATCCACCGCGAGCGCGTACAGCGAAGTCGGGGCGCTCATGATGGCTCCGTCTGGAAGTCCATCGTGAAGTCCCACAGGCGGGAGCCATCGCCGGCCAGCTCGCCGTAGGCGCTCGTCCAGCGCGGGCACAGCACCCATGCACGCGTGCCCGTGCGCGGCGGCGTCCACCAGAAGCACTCGACGCCATTGCGGGCAGCGAGGAACACGTCCACCTCGCGCGCCACATCGGGCAGGACGTTTTTCATCGAGACGTTCCATTTGCCTTGCAACGTGTTGATGCCGTCCGCCGTGCGTTGCGCGTAGCCGTCGCCGAACTGGGCGCGGATCACGCGCGGCTGCATCTCGCGCGAAGCATCGGTGACGCACCAGACGAACTCGGGATCGCCCGCAGCGAAGGGACGCACGCTGAACAGTGGCGCCGCGTCGAGATATGCCTGCAAGGTCGGATAGGGACTGCGTAGCATGGTCGTGTCCTCGCGTTAGGAAGCCAGCAAGCCACCGGGGCGCTTTTCCTCGATGATCACGCGCCGCACGGCGCTTGCCATCTTGCGCGCGGTTTGGATGAGGCTTTCGTCCTGTTGCTCGCCCTTGTCCTCGCTGGTCTTGTCGCTGCCGTCGCGGTTGATGGTCACGTTGAGCGTGATGCCCGCGCCCATGTCGCCGCCCTTGTGGCCGGGCACGATGGTGCCCGGCACGGCAGGGACGAAGGTTTCTCTCCTGAACGGGCTTTCGCCGACCGTGTAGCCCACGCCGGGATACACGCGTCCGCCCGCCATGCGTGCGCCGCCTATGCCGAAGTTCTGCAGCCAGCCGCCCACGCCTTGGCTCACGCCCGCGAACAGCCCCTTCATGACGTTCTGGTACAGGAGCATCTTCGCCATGTCGCGCAGCATGTTCGCCACCAGCTCACTGAACGAGGAACTTGCCTTGTCGGCGCCGCTAATGAAGTCCACGAACATGTCCGCGCTTTGCTTGCCGAAGCCCTCGAACGCCTGTTTAAGTTCCTCCATCTGTTTCATCATTGGGTCGACTGCCTGCCCGGAGTTCTGGAGGTACTTCTTCCACGCCGCCGTCTCCGCTTTCGTGCGCGCCTCTGTCGACAAGGTGACGGAGTTGTTGATGGCTTCGATCTTTGCCATGTCCTGCAAGTACACGCCGTAGGGGTCCGCCGCCGCTTCCATCGCTGTGGCCTGATCGGCAATCGCCTTCTTCGCATCCTCCCGCGCCTTGTTGCTCGCCTCGATGCCTGCAACGAGTTCAGCCTCGTCCTTCTTCGCCTGCTCCGCAGTCTTCTGCGCGCTCTGTTCTTCGAGAGTCTTGGCGAGGATAGCGGCTTGCTGTTCCTTGGTGAGCTTTAGGTACATCTGGCTCGTGGTCAGAAGCGCGATGGGATCGCTGCCCGCCTGCGCCACGCGGATTTTCTCGTTGAGCGATTCCATCGCCTTCGCGTACTCGTCCACGGCCTGCTTGGCTGCCTTCGCCGCCTTGGGCGTATGCGTGCCCAGCGTAGTGTTCAGCTCGGTCTGTACCTTCGTCGCCTGCGGCACGGGCGCATCGGGCGCAACCCATACCTTTTTCACGCGCTCGCCAATCGTGGAGACGGTCTTGCTTACGTCCTCGCCTCCCTTCTGGAGCGTGGCCCACGCGCCGGCAAAATCGCCGTGTATCGCCTGCATGAAGGCTTGCGCCATCACCTTGAAGTTGCGCCCGGTGAGCGCCACCCACTCGTTGAGCGCGATGATGGCCGACATGACAACCTTGAGAGAATTGTTGACCACCCACATCGCCGCGTCGAGGATGCCGCCGCTCTTGGCCGAGTCGACGAACGATTCCGCGAGCTGCGTCAGGCCGGGCAACAGGTCGGCCATCATCGAGCGCGCCACGCCGCGCTGGACATTCTTGAGGTCGGTGAGCCGGTCGTTGAAATTGCCCGCGGCCTGCGCCGTCTCGTCGTTGATGACGATCCCCATTTTCTTGAGTTCTTCCGATGCCTCGGCGATGCCCTCGCGCCCTTGGTTCAGGAAGGGAATCATCTTTTCCCATTCGCCCTTGAATAGCTGCTGGGCAATCACAGACTTGGCCGCGCCGTCCTTCGACTTGGCAAACGCATCGGCGACCTTCATCAGCACCTCGGTCGGGTCCTGCTGCATCATGTCCTTGGTACTGATCCCCAGGTCGGCGAACGCCTTGGCCGCGTTGCTGCCTTCCTTCTGGCTGTCGGCCATGTTCTTTTCGAGGGTCTTCATGGCGCCCGAAAGGTCATTGACGGACAGGCCCGCATACTCGGCCACCGCTGCGAGCGTCGAAAATTCCTCTGTTGTCATGCCCGTTGCCTGCGCGAGCTTTCCCATTTGGTCGGCCTGATCAATCGCCTCCTTGACGGCATCGACCATCACGCGGATCGCGTCGGCAGCCAACTGCCCGACGTTCATCGCAAGGTTGGCGGAGAGCTTCGTGTTGATGCTTTTCGCCGCATCGTCGACGGACTTCTGAGCCTGCGCCAGTCCTGCGTTCAGGCGCGACACGTCCGCCGCGATCTCGAAAATGAGTGAGCCTGCGCTAGCCATCAGGGTTCTCCCACAAGGCAATCTGTTGCTCGGCAGTGAGCTTCCTCGGTCGATGATCCTCGGTCAGCAGGCAGAACCACTGCGCCACCTCATACGCGCTCAGTTGGCCGATCTCCGCCACGCTTTTGTGCAGCCGCAGCGCGAGCACGAAAGCGAAGCGCGTGCGCGGGTCGGCTAGGCTTTTTCCACCTCATCTCCGTCGAGCCCGTTGAGGCGCTTCGCCGTGGTGATGATCAGAGCAATATCGCGCGCTGTGTAGGCGGGCATGGCGCCGTACTCGTCGCGGGTCATCGCCTCGCCACCATTGAAGCGAGCCACGCGCGAGATCAGGGCGAACGACACGTCGTTCGGGTCCGCATCGTCGCCCAGCGCCTTGAGGGTGCGCATGTAATCGCTTTGCTCGTTGAAGGTCATGCCGCGCACGGTGACGGTGCCAAGGTGTTTCGTCTCGACCTGTTCCTGCGCGACGTTGGGGACTTGCATGACGTGCCTCCCTTACAGGAACGATGGACTCGCCGTAGTCGTGACGGGAGGCGGGCTCACTCGCTCGCTCGGGCTGACGGGGCCAGGAACGCTGGCCCCGGCCTTCAGGGTCGTCGGCTGCGTGAGCGTCGATTTGCCCGTGATCTTGAGCGTGGCGCTGCCTTGGATCGCCTGATCCACGCCTCCCGACTCGTTGACCTGTTGCACGATCACGGGCATGGAGCGCACCGCGCCATTGCTGTAGTGGATGATGAAGGTGCGCTCCTGCTTGTCCTCCTGCGCCTCGATCAGCGCGAGGTAGTTGGCGTCGGTCGGGTCCACAAAAAAGTCGAAGGTCAGCGTACCCGGATCAGTGAAGCCGACAAGGCTCGTTTTCTCGGTGTCGCATAGCGTGGTCGTGTCGATCTCCGCTGCGGCGTTCTGGTTGATCTGATAGGACGCCACGCACACGTCCACATAAGCCAAGCGTTCGAGCTTGGCGGTGCCCGCGATGGGTGCTGTTTCCCCACTCGTGTCGCTGTCCTTCAGCTCGACGGTCTTGGCGCTCCCGTCGAAGTTCTGCGCCACAAACGCCTTGCCATCGAGCGACGGCCACGCGCTGTCCGTCACGGTCACGGCGTCGCCGTTGTTCAGGCTGGTCACGTCGGCCAGTGTGAGCAGGCATGGCGCTGCCTGTGTCGCGCCACTGATCGTGAGCGACAGCGCGGGAGCGGCGTCAGGGTCGGTCAGGTACATGTGCGTGCCTTGGGCACTAATTGCCTTGTTCATGATTCGCCATCCCATGTGGTCACTTCGATCAGGCACCGATAGGTGCGCGTCTCGGGCTCGAACAAATCCTGTTCGTTCTCGATCAGCGCCTCGGGCTCGGCTGCGCGGAGGTTGGCCTTGACGGCATCAAGATTCGCCACCGCGTCCGCCTGCACGGTGGCATAACTGTCGATGAGGTAGCGCACGCGCGAGAGCCCGGCGTACCCGCAAAGCGTGTTCTGGCTCTCTGCACCGCTGCGCCCGAACACGATGTAGGGCGTTTCCATCTGCTGCTGCGCGAGCATGTAGAACACCCGGCCCGGCAGCGCGGCGTCGATCAGCGAGAACAGGTCGGTCTTGGTCATACCGGGCTCGTAAATTTGACGCCTTCCTTGCGGCAGTACTCGTTGACGCGCCGCACGAGCGACAGCCGAACGCGTGCGCCCACCTCGCCCTGCATCGACGTGGCGGCATCCAGTAGCCAGCGCGTGCCCTGTATGCCGCGCGACGTGCCGAACTCAAGGTAGCGGCCATAGAACGGGTCGTCGCCCCATTGCTTGCGCACGCCACGGATCACGGTCGGGCTACGGCTCTTGCCCTTCCTGAGCTTCACATTGACCTGTGCCGCCCAGCGCGTTTTGTTCGTGCGCGAGCGCGTGATGCCGCGCGCCAGCGTGCCCGTGTAGCGCGGGCTCGAACCATAGCGCGCCTGCACGTTCTTGGCTGCTGCGTCCACGACGGGCTTGGCGCCCGCGTACAGCGCACCCGCGAGAAACTTGCGCTGGATTTCCTCGGGGAGCGTTTTCATGAACTCATCGAACTCCTTGAGCCCCTTGATCTCTGCGACTGTCGGCATATGCGTCTCCTTCACGGGTTGCCGCCTTGCTGCGTGCGCCCACCGTTGCACATGCAGTGGATTTCCCTGTGGTCCGTGCGCTGCTCCAGCAAGGCAAGGATGTTGAAGACCTGGCCCCCGTACAGCACGCGATAGGTCGGGCTCACATCGGTGCGCCAGCGGATGCGGATGCGCGTGTCAATGTCGGCGCGGAACTCGCTCGCCGCCATGAACTCGCGCCCGCTCAATGGCTCGATGGCTGCGCGGCAGGCGAACGCGTCCTCCCACGACGACACGAACACCTCGCCCGTGGGCGAGCGCGCGAGTACAGGGCGCTGGAACTGTACCCAGCGGCGCAGGGTTCCGGTACGCATGTCAGACTCCGAAGGTCACGCGGAACGGGTCCATCAGCGCCACCGCGCGCTGGTTGGTCGTCATGATCGTGCCCGTCACCTGATACTCGCGGTTCTCGTAGGCGTCGCCGATCAACAGCAGCATGGCGAGCTTCAGGTTCGGCTCGCACGTGCCCGTCGCATCGCCCGCGACGTAGGCCACGTCATAGGACGAGGCAGACGGCAGCGGCTTCGTGGTGCGCACGGCCCACACCATGCCCTCGCGCACGATGCTGGCGCCGTATTCGACGAGGTCGACGTTCTGGACAACGCCGTCCGCATCGAGGTAGGTAATCGACCTCAGCTCCGTTGCCGGGCCAAGCGGCAGTGCGTAGCAGCCGCAGGCATACGCCGTGCTGGACATGACGGCGAGCACGTCCACCGCCAGCAGGGCAAGCCCCGTGTATTGCTCGACCTGCTGGCGTCCGCTCGGGATATAGACCGCCTCGAACAGGGCATCCTCACCCGTGTCCTCCTTGTCGACGCGGCAATGCGTGCGCGCCAGCTCCAGAGATACCGGCTCTGTCGCCGTGGGGATAGGCGTAATGACAATGCCCATAGCAGGCTCCTTACTTCGAGCTGGTCGTGGTGGCCTTGGCGGCGAGCGGAGGCGGCGCTACCGGGGGAGCAATCGCGCCGTAGGCGAACGCGCCGTCGGCGAAGATCTCGAACGCGAGGCGTTCCTCAACAAGGATCGTGACCATGTTTTTCACGAAGTTGTCGCGGTCCTCGCGGCTCACCTCGACCGACACCTGCTGGCGGTTCCACACGATGCACTGGTTGCGGTCGCCCACGAGCACGTTGCCAACGGGCAGCGTGGGGATCGTCACGATGGTGCGGTTCCACAGCGAAGGCGAAGCGGGCGCCATCGGCGAGCCGAACAGGTAGTCGCCGCCGATGTTCTTGGCGGTCTGGATGCCTGCCCAGTCTGCCGGGTTCAGCACGACGAGGTTGGGATCGTAGAACAGCGCCTCCACCTGTGCCATCGCGCCCCGGATCGCGTCGGCCACGTTGTCAGCGGTTGCGCCGCCCGCGAAAGGCAGCGCCGCGTGCGTGAGCCCTTCGAGGTGCCCGGCTGCGCCGTCGCCCATCAGCAGCTCGGTATCGGTCTTGAGCTTGAGGCCGTAGACCATACGGCTGTTGATGTACGACTGGAGCATCGGCACGTCGTCGAGCACCTGACGGCTTGCCAGAATCCAGTGGGCAATGGTCACGACAGGAACTTGCAGCGCCTCGAACGACAGGTCGCTCTGTGGCTTGAGCGCGCCTTCTGCTACGTAGTCGGCGAGCAATTGCGCAGCCTTCTCGCGGCGGCTCTCGATCATGTTGCTGGTCGTGTTGCCCTGCGGGAGCTGATCACGCAGCCACACGCGCTGCATGCCCGGCGCACGGATGCTGGGCGATACCTGGGGAGGCACCGGGTACTTGTTCGGGTCGATGGACTCGTAAATCGGCGCCACGGCCTTGAGCGCGTCCGCGTCGAGCGTCAGGCGTGCGCGGCCGACAGTCGCGCCGCCTTGCAGCGCCTTGAACGCGTCGCAATTGACGAACGCCTCGCCAATCGTGCTGTGCGCCGTCGTGCGCCGTTCGCTCTCGGACAAGCCCGCGAGCTTTTGCTCAATGTCGATCAGCCTCGTGTTGGCCTTCTCGCCGTTCTCCTTGAGCAACGCCAGCTCGCCCTTGATCTCGTTGACACTGCGTTCCTGTGCGTCCTTGATGGGACCAAACGAGGCTTCCAATGCCTTGACGATCTCACTCATTTCCATGATGCGCTCCTACTTGGCATAAGCGGTAAAGAAGGACTGCGCGGCTGTCAGAATTAGCAGCTCGTCGCTTGCCTTGTGCTCAGGTGCCTTGGCTGGGTCTGCATCACGCAGAGCGATGGAGCGCACCCTTGCCACCATCGACTTCGCCTGCTTTCGAGTGAGCCCACAAGCGTCTCGCATGTAGTCCTCGAAGTCGGCCAGCGATTCCATTTCCTCAAGGTCGAAGCCGCCCGGCAACTCGTTCTTGAGGGTCTGAAGGTCAGCGCGGGCGAGCTTGTTGGCCGGCGCGATGACCATTGAAATTTCCATCAGGTCGGCGTGCGTGATCTTGCGCACCTTGCCTTCCCACTCGGCGCCGCCCGGCTGGAGGCGCAAGCCCACGGACACGCCATCGAGCGCGCCCGCCCTCATATGGGCGTAAATGTCGTCGGACATGGACGCGCCCGGAGTAAGTCGTCCTGCGAAGCGTAGGCCCGTGTCGTCCTCCTTGAACGTCGTGGCGTAGCCCAGCAGGTTGTCGATCCAGTGATTGAACAGCAGCGGAACGCGCTCCTTCTTGGCGATGCTGTCGGCATACGCCCCCGCCATCACAATGTCACCGTTCTGATCGACGTTGCCGAACACGGAGGCATACCCCTCAAAAAAGCCCTTCCTTGTGGAATCGAATTTGCAATCCCACTCCGTGACAATCGTGCCCTCGATCACGTCCGGGCCGGTTTGCTTGCGTTGCGCCATGTCACACCTCATCGTGGTTGCGGGTTGCGTTGGGTGAGCTGCTGCACGAACGCGGCGACTTCCTGCGCCGCCTTGTCGGGCTCAGTCGGGGGTGGTTGTTGCGGGGTTGGCAGTTGGGGCTGCTGCTGCGCCTTGCCCAAGTCCTGAATCGGCGTGAGATTGACCTGTACCGTGAGATCGTCGGCGCCTTCCATGCGGTCCAGGTTCTCGCGTGTGCGGACTTCGTTGCGGGTCATCAGGCCGTTCTGCACCATCGTCGAGTAGTAGGACGCCCGGCCAGCCGAATCGCCGCGCAGGTACGCCTCCACGTCGAAGCGGCAGAACAGTTTGCCGCGCTCGCTGGGCGCCAGTAGCCAGCGGTCGAGCGCCGCCTCGATGCGGTGCAGATAGGGCAGCAGCGTGTGGATCAGGAACGCGCGGTTCTGCTGTTCGAGCCCTGTGCCCCACGACGTGCTTTTCTCCATCGAGTTGATCAGGAAGCCCGGCACACGGAACACGCGCGCAATGTCGTCCACGGAAAACTTTAGTTGCTCGATCATCTGCGCATCGGTCGGGCTGATCGTGAGCTGTTGGTACTTCATGCCCGCCTCCAGCACAAAGAGGCGCGACGCTGCGCTGCCTCCCTGTTCCAGTTCCGCGAAGTTCTTCCGCACCGCCTCGCGCTGTTCGGGCTTCAGCACGTGATCCACCATCAGCGCGCCGCTAGGCTTGCCGCCCTTCGCGTTGAACTGGAGAGCGTTACCTTGCAGCGCCCAAGCGTTGGCAATCGAGCGGCGCGCATAGCCCACGGGCGACAAGCCCTTGAGGCTTTCACCAAAGAGACGCACGTGGAATATCTGTTCCGGCGTGTAGCGTGTTTGCTCGCCCCCTCGCGTGTAGCGGTATTCGAGCCGTCCCGTTTCCGCCTCGTCGAGTTCCATCTGTGGCGGCGCGAGCGGGCGCAGGCTGATCACGTCGCCCGCGCCGTTGCGCATCACGCGGGAATAGCAGTTACCATCCGACGCGAGGCCGAGCCCCCACGACTCCAGCAGGTCCACGCACGTCATGCGGTCATTGGGGGCGATGTTCAGCACGTACCACAGCGGATGGTCGCGCCGTTCCTTGTAGCCCGTGGCGGTGCGCTCGTTGATCGTGATCGACAGCACGCCGATGGACTCGGTGATGAGGCGAAGGCACGCCCACACGGCGCTGATCTGCATCGCCTGCGTTTCCTGTCCCGAACTGTCCCACGGGCCTCCGGGGCTGTTGATCTGTGGGCCAGGCTCGTCACGGTTCGCATAGGAGCTGAACATGCCCGAGAACCATGTGAGCGTGGGATTGAACAGTCGCGGCAGCCAGCCAGCGGGATTCAACAGCGACAGCTCCGCATAACGCTGCGGCTCGTTGTACCGAATGTCTGCCATGATCCTTCATCCCATTGTCAGCGGTGCATTGAGGAAGTCGTCCAGATCGGGCAGCGTCTCGCCCGCGCGATAAGCGAAGCCGATTGCCATCACCAGCGCCACGAGCCCGTCAATGCGGCCCGTGGACTTGCGCTTGTTGAATACCCGGTTGTTCTTGGCGTCCGTGTCATACACCGCGCTCGATGCGTTCCAGCGCAGGCACGGGTTGTACATGATCCGCAGTCGCCCGCCCAACAGCATTTCCTCGAATATCTCGATGGAGCGGCACATCCACAGCCCGCTCGCCGCAGAGCGATAGAAGCCCTGTCCGTGCGGGAGTAGTTCGACCTCCACGCCCTCGTCGTCGAGCGCGGCGCGCATGTCGTCGATGCGGTACGGGTCGAACGCGATGCCCACCAGCTCGCCCGATGCGACTACGTGCCCGATGTGCTGCGCCACGTGCGGGTACTTGATAGTCTTGCCCTCGGGCGCGTGCAGGAAGCCCGCTTGCACCCACGCGTCATAACTCACCTGATCGCGGCGGCTGCGCTCCATGATCGTATCGCCGGGCGTCCACAAGTCCACGCAGCAGTCGCACGTGCCATCCTCGTTCGGGCACGCGAGCGCGAACGCGGTGAGGTCGTTCTTGGTCGAGAGGTCGAGCCCGCCGTAGGCGCTGCGTCCCTCGAAGTCGGCACGGCGCAGCTCGTGGTCCTCTGCCGCGAGCCATACCTCGCTGCTGATCGCCGGGTTGGCCGCGTCGACCCACTGGCAGAAGTTCAGGCGCCGCACGATGGATTCCAGCGACGGCATGCCGCGTGCCTGCAAAACTTGATCGCGCAGGTAACGCATGTCGATGGTTCGTCCGAGCGACGGGTTGGCCTTGATCCAGCACCGCTCGTCCTCGAACGGGTCTTCTTTCTCGTCGAGCGCGCACACGTAGGAGAAAAAGGAGTCGTCCTGCTGGGTGCCCGCGGCCACGCGCGTGGCGTACAGGTGTCGCTCGTAGCAGAGCGAGGCACGATCAAAGCCGCTGTTGGTGATCATGAACACGAGCGGCTGGCGACGGCTCTTGATGCCCGCCTTCATCATCTCCACGATGGTGCGCGACTTGTGCTCGTGCACCTCGTCGATCAGCGCGCAGTGCGGCATGGGACCGCTTTTGTTGTCCTCCGACGAGATGGGCCGATAGAACGCGCCTAGTCGAGGGTAGGCGAGGTTGTACACGAAGTCGCCGCGCCCGGACTTCGTGATGCGCGGGGCCAGGTACTTCGTGGAAAGGTCGACCATTGCAACGCTGTGGCGGAAGGTCACGTATGCCTGATCCTTCGTCGTCGCTGCCGCGTACACCTCGGCGCGTGGCTCGTTGTCTGCCGTGAGCATGTACAGCGCGAGTCCTGCCGCTAGTGGAGTCTTGCCGCAGCCCTTGCCGCCCTCGACGAACGCCTCCCGAAAGCGCCGCGTGCCATCGTCCTCGCGCACCCATCCGAACAGGCTCCCGACGATGAACTGTTCCCACGGCAGCAGCTCGAACGGCTTGCCCTCGAACTGGCCGCCATCGAGCCGCAGCACGTCGGGAAAGAAGTTGAGCGCGTGAGCTGCACGCTTGAGGTCGAACACGAAGCCTCGACCGCTCGCATAGCGCAAGTCCTCCACGTGTCGCTTGCATGCGTCCCGCACGTGAGGCCCGGCGACGATGTGGCCGGCCAGCACATCAGCCGCGTATTTTGTGACGGGATTGACAGATGCGCGCACCCAGATCTCTCTTAACTAGTTGAATTTAAAGGAAACTAATTGCTGTACCACCCGTATGGGTGTTATGGTTTTCCCGGTGTGCCTAATGAGCCACCCCGCGTAAGCAATCAAGCTCGCGCGGCATTGAAAAGGGAAACCATGGAAATCATTGAACGCTTCGTCGCTAGCGCGCGACGTGCCGCTGTCGTTCGGCATGAGGAAGGCGACGAATACGTTGTCCAATTTCTGCGCGATGGCATACACCTCACTGAGGCGGACTATCACACCAGTAACCTCGATGACGCGCTGAGCACCGCCGCTGCCTTCATTAATGAGGCGCCCGGCCCGGCGAACTGATCATGCGACGGCTCACCATCTCCATCGAGACGAGGAACGATGCCTTCGACGAAGTGCCCCACCTTGAAGTCGCGCGCATCCTCCGCGCGCTCGCTGATCGCATCGAGTCGGGCGCGTTTGCGTCCCTCGACTTCATCCCCATCCGTGACACCAATGGCGCCCTCGTTGGGCAGCTCGACGCAGAGTAAGGAGAACAACATGCCCGAGTACATCGACTGCACGCCCGACTGGCTTGGCCTGCTGCCCTTGCTCGTCGAAGCCGCCTCGAACGGCAACACGAGCGAGGGACGCAAGGCAGCGTGGACAGAGCTGCAACGCATGGCGAAACAAGCCGACGCGTGGCGCGCCCACTGCAAAGAACAGCAGCCAAGCGACAGCACTAACGAATGACGACACAAGCCCGCGAATCCTGCGGGCTTTTTTTTTCACAGGACAAACCAATGGACTTCGATACCTTCACCACCATCCTCGACGACGCAGAGCGCGAGCCGCGTGCCTACTTCGGGCGCGCGATATACGGCAAGCACTGCGTGTCCATCATCGTGCGCGAGCACGAAAACCCGTATGCCGTCGTTGCAAGCATCGTTGCGTGCAATCACGACGAGGTGACCGTGGACAAGCTGCTCGACGTGCTCACCGGCACGCGCACCGACAGCCTCCGGTATGACACTGTCATGTACTGGCCGAGCATCAAGTGGGCCGGGCCCACCGACGACGAAGGAGACGAACAATGAAACGCCGCGCCATTGCTGCCGCGCTCGTTGCATCGAGCGCCATTGCCTACGCTGCCGACGACGACCTCATCCTTGCCACCGCGAAGGACGGCGGCTACAGCGTGACAGTGTTCGACATGCAGGAAGGACCGAAGCCGGGAAGGTACAAGTGCCGTCTTCAGCGAGGGAAAGAGGAACCGACCCTCACCACGTGCCAATACACGGACGAGGGCAAGGATTCTGTCATCGTCGCGTGGAACAACGGCAATCCCATTCCCTTCGTCCATGTCCAGCGCAAGGGAGCCAAGAAATGATGACCCACGACAGCCCGCTGCGCTCGCGCATCAAGGCGCGCGACTATGCCGAGCGCGTTGCAGAACTCGATGCCTCGCTGGCCAGCGCCAACGACGAGCACGAGCGCCGACGCTTGCATGCGTTGCGCTCGTTGTTGCTCGACTGTTAAAGCGCCTACCTCTCGCTCGCCCGCGCAGCCTCCACACTCGAAAAGGAATTCCGCATGTCTAAGCAGGACCCCGCCACCATCGGCTATCACATCGACCCCGCAGAGGGCACCGTCCAGCATGTCATGATGCGTGCCCGCGAAGGCCGCAACTACCTCAAACACCTGTATGCGCTCTGTGACTGCGACCTCGTGACGACAGCCTACCTCGACAACGGCACGGACGATGCCGTGTTCGTCGACGACGAGGGCCTGCTCAAAGCCATGAGCCCGTTCGACTTCTTTGCCCTCAGCGAGCAACACGAGTCGCTGAAGGGGCCGGGCGTCGTGATGGGACGAGACGCGCACGGGAACAGCACGAGCCCAGCGACGAGCTGGGAAGCGTTCAAGGCGAGCGGCGTGGCACGCGTGCTGCTGTTCAAGCGTCCGGGCGACACGCGCATCCAATACCTTTACAAGTCCTTCCAATTCATTGACGCCATCCGCGAAGCAGGAGACGACGAATGAGCACGACCTTCCGCACCAAATGCCGCGTTGTCACGATCATCGATCCGCTCACGGGGCGCACGTCGTCTGCAATCGCTCGCACGTTTCGACAGCTCCCGCGCTCGCGCTATCGTGAGGTGCCTGCAGAGCTGAACACGAAGCCCTACACGTTCCGCTGCACGTGCGGCACGGGTCGAGGCGAGGCAGCGAAGCACTACGCTTACGCCGTGATCGACGACGATGTGTGGACAATCGACACGGGCGACGACGACCTGCCATTCGGCGCCAACGTGCATTTCTAACGTCCTCGTTTCTTCTACGCATCGGCACTGCCGTCATCAGCGCGTGGCGGCAGCCTTCCTGCCGTCGCTATTCTGAGCACGGATAGAGCATCTTGCTCCGCACTAGCACTTCTTTCCTAAGACGCCTGCAATTGCGTTGCATGCCTTCCGCGCCTCACTATTATCGCCACCTAGTAAGCCATGCTTCTTAATTGCTTCCGCGCTCACCCCCGTCGTGGCGCGAACGGCAGCCGTAATGATGTTCTTTTCGTTCTTAGCTCCATCGAGGTTCCCCATTACGATTCCAACCGGTGCGCCTACGATTGTTACGGTGCCGCGGAACACCTGGCTGCCCACATCGGAAGGACATTGCCCATAAAGCTGGTTCTTTTGAGAATCGAGTTCCGCCTGCTGGGCACCTCTATCTTTCAAAAGTTGAAGTTCGCGCGCTTTCGTAAAATCCTTAGCGATTAGTTTTTCGACTTCCTCTGTACCTCCCGCATCTGTGATACTTTTAACCCAAAATATCTCAAATCCTGCGTCGGCGTTTCCACCCGTGGCCTGAATAATGGGGCCGTATGTGTCATCGTAATATTTTCTGAGAACAGTGCGCTTTTCTTTTATCCAGTAATCGCGAAAATCCTTGGTTACCGTAACATTAGGATTGTTTTTGATTTCCGCGTCGATAGAAGTCATAATCGCTTTTCGCTGCGCCCAATAATCATCTTTGGCGGCCACACAGGGATCTAAAAAATCCAGCACACCCCCCGCGTGGCTTGCAGCCGATAAGGTAAAAAGGGTTGCGCCGGCTAGAGCTATCCGCATCGAGCGGCATCGATTTTTAGCACTTAGCATTTCCCGCCTCCGATTCCAGCAATCGCGTTGCACACCTTCCGGGCTTCGCTGTTCGGCCCCCCCAGAATGCCGTGTTCGTTAATGTCCTTTAAGCTGATTCCGGTGGTGACCCGGATAGCCTTGGCTAGGTCACCTGACTCTCGCTGTGCCCCATCGACATTGCCGCTAGCTATGTTGATGGGCGCCTTTAATAGTTTCATCACTTCGCCATTTGGTCCAAAAGCTTGTTCCCCGTTCGCGGCCTTCGTGATTTCGTGCATCAGAACGATTAAACCGGCGCAAACGCCGATAGCCGGCCCCGTTTGCGGACAGGTAACGGTAATCGTTGTCGGGAGCGGTGTGGGTGGTGTCTGGGCGTGCAGCCTTAACGGCGCCGTAGCAAGCGCCGCGATCAGAAATACGCGTTTCATTATCCCCCCTCGGAGCTTAGGTGCTTACTTCTTAGAGAAATTGCACTAAGCCAAGTTAGTCCATAGAAAGGCCGGGGGCAAGCCTTCAGAGACAACAGCGAGCAACCTCCTTGTTGTCGACGCGCTCCGCTGCAGATCAACATTATTGATAAAGCAACGAAAGGACAACACTGGCTATAGCGGCGCGCGACCATCACACTCGGACACCTCCCGGGCCTAACCCATTTGAGTTTGTAGCGGGGAGGTCTGTGCTGGGCTTGGCATGCTACACGCGCCGTACTACGCCGAGTCACTCCGCAACGTGCGGTAGCGCACAAACACTCTGAGATACCGCCCCACCTCCTTCGGCATTACTGCCCTGGTTCTATGCGTTCACACCGAAGACAGCGCTGTACTCAAAAGTACGTTTTGGCAACCGGGTCGTCGTCGTCGCCCGCCGTGCTCACGCGTGCACGAGCTGCGGGCGTGAAACCCAACTCCGCCGCGAACCGCTGCGTTAACAACATGGCGCGATTGGCAACGCCCACCATCGGGTTCTGTATCGCGTTGCCGCTCGTCGTCTTGATCATGAACGCGGACATGGAAGGGTCCCGCTCTGCCATCGCCGAGAGGATGCGTTCCGCACGCTGCCAGCGCGAATACGCCTGACAGTACATGGCGAGGATCGCCGTGTCCGCCTGCGTCAGCAGGCCCACGTGTTGCAGCTCGGTCGTGATGCGTGCCCACTCGTCGCGGGCGCCGCCGTCGAGGTGCTTGGGCATAGTGGGCAGCTCTGCCTTGAGCTTGGGTTCCTTCGCAGGCAGGGGACGATGCCCTCGATCGCCTTCGATCACCTTCAGCGCCGTGGGCTTTGGGCGCACGCCTTTTTGCATCATCGGGCTCCAATGAACTTGTGCACCTGCAACGAGACGCGCCAGCCGTACCGCGTCGCCGCCTCGACGCACAGCGCGGTTGCCTTCACGTTCTGGCTCAACGGCTGCAGCCAGATGACCGGCGCACGCACGTGGAGCACGGTCACGGGCTCGACGAGCTGCTGCACGAGTTCCACGTCCGCCTGCTTGCCCACGGGCATCTTGATCTCGTTGGCACGCAGCAGCGCCTCGCGCATCACGCCATAGCCGCCCGGCATGTGGTACTTCGGGCTGACTGTCACCCACACCTCGCGCGGCGCCTTGATGGCGTGCGTGCCGCTCGTCTCGATCTGCACTGTCAGGTCGTGGCGCAGCAGCGCCTCGCACAACGGCTCCAGGTCGTACCGGCACGGCTCGCCGCCCGTGATCACGACGTGCCGGGCACGCTTGCCGAGCGCCACGTCCAGCAGCTCCGCGACCGTGAGCCGCGCATACGTCGCCGCGTCCGACTGCTTGCCCAGCATGTCGCGCACGCCGATCAGCAGCGCCTCGTCGAGCGTCCACGTGTGTTTCGTGTCGCACCACGGACAGCCCACGGGACAGCCTTGCAGGCGGATGAACGTCGAGGGCGTGCCCGTCCACGACGCCTCGCCCTGAAGGCTCTCGAATACCTCGTTGACCGGGTAGGTCAGCTCGCCGCGTAGGTCGCTGAACATTTTGCCGTTTCCTCCACTGTCACGCGCACGAGGCGCGCAGCCGTGCCTATCAGCACATCAGGGCCGATCACCTCGACGAGATAGCGCGCCATGTTCTCCGCTGTCGGGTTGAACGGCAGCAGGACGAGCGTTCGCTCGATGCGTGCGAGCTGTCCCGCAAGCGGGTCGTCCTCCCACAGCAGGAAGCGATGGTCCCACCTTTCCTCAACCCACGCGCACAGCCGCTCCTTGATCACGGAGAAGTCGATCACGCGTCCGAGTCGGTCGAGTTCGGGCGACTCGCAAACGAAGTGAATGCGGTAGTTGTGCCCGTGCAAGTGGGCACACTTGCCATCGTGCCCGCATACGCGGTGCCCGCACGATATGTCGTGATACCGCTCGGCGTACAGCATGGCTAGAACCCCTGTCCCCTGATCAGCGCCAAGAACTCGTTGCGTGCCGCATCGTCGTCGGCAAGCAGGCCGCGCATGACGCTCGTGGTCATCGTGGCGTCAGGGTCGCGCACGCCGCGAGCTGTCATGCACGCGTGGGTCGCTCGCACCAGCACCGCTAGGCCCTTGGGCCGGATGGTGCGCTCGATCTCGTCGGCGAGCTGGATCACCGCTTCCTCCTGCACCTGCGGGCGGGCCATCACCCACTGCGCGATGCGAGAGAACTTCGACAGGCCGATGATCCGCTCGCCGGGGATCACGCCCACCCACGCCTCGCCCGTGACGGGGACGAGGTGATGCGCGCAAATCGAGCGCACGCCGATGGGACCGACCGTGTACAGTTCGTCGAGCTGCCGCGTGTTCGGGAAGTCCGTCGCCTCGGGCCGGGGCTGGTAGCGCCCGGCAAAGAACTCGCGCAGGTACATGCGTGCCATGCGCTTCGCCGTGTCGCGCGTGTTCTCGTCGTACTCGATCACGAGTGTGTACAGCAGGCTCTCCATCACGCTCTCGACCTCGTGCTCTAGTGCCTCCATCTCGCCCGGTAGTAGAAATTCGGCAATGTTGTCGTTGGCTGCGTGTTTGGCATCCGCTGCAAAGATGCGCTCCCAGATGCGTTCAGAGATGGTCATGGTGCGCTCGTGCAACGAGTGGGTCCACAACGCCTGCTTCCGCGAACCCGTGCGCCCGCAGCACGCAGGCATGGCACGTGCCACACGGGGGGAAGTCCCCCGCGTAGCAAGTGTGGCTGTATGCGAGCGCCTCCATGCAGCCGGGCAGCGATTGCGCCAGCTCAATGCTCTGCGCCTTCGTCGCGTGCAGCAGCGGGGCCAGGATGCGGAAGTACGTCACGCCAAGCGCCTCGTTGATCGTGCGTTCCTGCGCCGCAAGGAACGATTCGCGGCAGTCGGGATAGTTCGCGTTGTCCGCCTCGCATACGCCCGTCACCAGCGTCTCGATGCCACGAGCGAAGGCAAGGTTTGCGGCGATGGTGAGGAAGAATGCGTTGCGCATCGGCACGAAGGTCAGCTCCACGCGCGTGCCGATTGTCTCGTCCATCGCTGCAAAGTCCGCATACCGCTCCAGCTCGTGTGCGAAGTCGACGAGGGGCGACGCGCTCTCCAGCACGGCGGGCACGGCCAGCACGTGATGCGAGACGACGCCCGCCAGTCCCGCCACCTTGCGAGCCGCGTGCAGCTCGCGCCGATGGCGCTGCCCGTAGTCGAACGACACGGCGTGAATATCGGTGAATCGCTCGCGCGCCCAGAACAGGCACGTGGTCGAGTCCTGTCCGCCCGACAGAATGACGAGGGCGCTGGTTTGCATGTCACTGCCTCCTGTACTTGCCATGCGGTACAATTGACGGTTGGGCGATTGCGTCCACACCAAAAGGGGAGACGCCACATGACTAGAGAACCTTTTGGGCTACTTGCTGAGGCGGTAAGCCATACCCGCCTTGCCTCCGAGAAATGTGTGGAATCCACAAAGGCTGTCTTGTATCACCTGGAAAAGGGTCGCTCGCGCGACTACGACGTACTCGCGGCATCTCGAGACGTGATCACTGCCAGTCGCTTAGTACTTCGGAATCAGGCGAGTGAAAATGGCTGAAGATTCACGCCCGACGCTCGGCAAGGTTTCGTCGCGCGTAAAGAGTCACGATCTTGTCGAACGTGTCGACGTGTACCGGTAGTGCCACGCCTCCATGAGCTGCCGCAGGTGGTTGGGCGTCGCTACTGCGTTGAAAAGCAGCGTGCCAAGGTTGCGCTGCACGTCGAGCGAGAACGCCACGGCGCTCGCGGCACAAATTCGGTTGCACAGATTCTCGCCGCCCAGCCCTCGCCAGTTCCCGGCCTTCAGTAAGTCTGCGGGCTCGAAGCCGTAATGCCGTATGCGTGCCATCAGGGCGTCGTCGCGCAAGCTCTGAAACTTCGTCCGCTTGATCACGCGCATGTCGCCGTGACCCATGTACACGCGCAGGTTGCCGTAACGGTCGCCACTGCGCCATGCCGCCGTGTCGGCCATGTACGGGCGGTAGTACTTCATGTAACGCATGTTGGCGAAGCCAAGCCAGTGCAAGCGCCTGCCCGCTGCGGCCTTCGTTAGCCCGTTGATGAACCCGAGCCAGCCGGCCGTGGTCGTCATGCCGCCCGTGCCGATCACGTCCGCCGTGCGGTAGTAGTGCTCCAGCACGTCGAGCGATTCCCCGCGCGTGAATATCGCCATCGGCTTGAGCCCGCGCTCAACCATGCGGTCGTAGTTCGCGCGTGTCCGTCCCGGATCGCCCACCACGTCGAGCGTGAAATACCGCCACGGATGCACGGGCGCCTGCTCGATGAACTCGCAGTAGGCATCGAGGCTGATCGACTCGCCCTTGCGATGCGCGGTGAAGGCGCCGCAGTCGATCACGAGCCGCATCGAGTCGCGCCAGCGTTGCAGCTCGTCGAGCATGGATCTGCCCATGTAGGCGTAGGACACGAGCACGTTGGCGCGCGTGTCGTCCTCACGTGCGGAACACGTACTCAATGCCTTCTCCCTCCAGCGCCTCGCCGATAATCTTGTAGGCGCGGTCGCCTTGCTCCATCGGCACGCCCACGACGATGCGCCTGTCCGTCCCGGCGACGCTATCGCCCGCCGCTGCCACGTCCGACGCATCGCCCATCCAGCCCGAGAGGATCGCGTTCTGTTCGCTGTCGCTGAAGCCGATCAGGTCCAGGTCGAATCCGAGCCCCTTGAGGTCGCCCAGCTCGACGGTCAGCAGCGCATCATCCCATGACGCATTGAGCGCCAGTTTGTTGTCGGCGAGCATGTAGGCGCGTTTTTGCGCCTCACTCCAGCCCCGCGCGACCATCACCGGCGCCTCGTCGAAGCCGAGACGCGTGGCGGCCAGCAGGCGCCCGTGGCCGGCGATCACGTTGTCCTGCTCGTCGATCAGGATCGGCATCGTCCAGCCCCACTCGCGCATCGACCCAGCGAGCTGTGCAACCTGTTCGTCCGTGTGGGACCGGGCGTTACGGGCACTGGGCACCAACGACGCCACAGAGCGGCGTTCTACCCGGTCAGCGGGCCAGTGTGACGGTCGGCCCCCGGACTTTTTTGTGCGATTTTTCGCGCGAAGGGGCGCGGGGGATGCGCCGGGGGCGGGGCCCGAAGTTTCCTCCCCCCTTCCTGTGACCCGCGCGTCCGTCACGTCCTCGCGTGTGATTCGCGCCTCCGTCACTCGCTGGTGTGCTGGGCTAGTCCGTGGCATGGCAGTGCCTCCGCGTGGTGGTGTCGTGCTCAGGGCCAGAGGCGGTCGAGCAACAGCGCGAGGACGACGAGCGCGAGCCCAGCGGGCACAGGTGCCACGGGTCCAAGGCGCTCGCGCGCTGCCGCGAGCATGAACAGCACGAGCGCGAACACGAGGCACACGGACGAGAGAAGGGGCATGGTGGGTACTCCCTCACGCGTTGCCTTGAGTGAAGCCATCGTTGGGCAGCGTGGCATCGCCCACGCCCATGAGGCTCGCCGTGATGCGCCACGTGGCTAGGGCAACGACCTGTTCCACATCGCCCGCGTTAATCGTTCGCTCGTCCAGCTCACCGCTCTGGTCGCCGTACTCCACGCGCACCGCGTTGTCGTTGACGTTCTCGATGGTGAGCAGGAAGGGGGCTGCCTCATCGGGCTTGGTACGTGCGGGCGAGAGGACAGCCGAGATGCGTCCCGTCTCCTCAGTCTGCACAGTCAGGGCCTCGTGCGGCAGCAGCTCGACCTCCTCGACGCCCAAGGGGTCGATGCCGTCCTTGGTGAACTTCAGGTTGCCGTAGGCGACGCTCACGGGCTGCTCGTTGTCGTTGGTCAGGGTCAGGGAGAACATGTGTTTGACTCCTTGGGTCAATGCTCGCGGTTCCAGTGGCGGTCAGGGTCGAGCGGCTTGCTGTCAGTCTGAGTGGCCAAATTTTTTAAGGACGCTTTTTGGGGCGAGGCGTCGCTAGATTTCGAGTGCGATGCTTGCCAGAATGAAAAGGAGCGACCCAACCCTCCCTATCGCTCGTTTAGAACGCCCCTGCAATCGACACGCCGTTGCAGGGGCGTTTTTCTCGCCTACGGGCGGCTCATGAGTGTCGGTTCCAGTGATGTCTAGGGTCGAGCGGCATGCCGTCGAGCGAACAGCCGACCATCTGCCCGTGTTCCATGCGCTGCTTCACGCTGTCGTGGCAGAGCTTGCAGAGGCTCTGGAGGTTGGTGCGGTCGAGGAACAGGCGCCGGTCGCCGCGATGCGGCCGCACGTGATCGACGACGGTTGCCCGCACGTCGAATCCGAGTTCGAGGCAGAACGTACAGCAGGGATGCGCCCGCAGGTGCTCGGCACGTAGGCGACGCCATTCCGGCGAGTCGTACAACGACTGCCATCTGCCTCGTGCCTGCTGCATGACCTTCGACCTGGGGAAGAAAAAGCCCGACAGCACAGGAAGGAACGGCTGTCGGGCTGCGGGGTGGGCCGGCTGTCGGCCCGGGGGGATGTGTTGCCGCGATTGTTCGCGCGATTGTGGCGGACGCGCCGCCCGCTTTTCGTGTGGCGGGTGCTCCTCACACCCGTCCCATGTTGGGGTGGAGGATAGAACATTGTCCCAAAAAGGCAAGGGAATGCACATTCCCGTTCCGCCCGAGCGCCCGGTTATAATGTCCGGTTACCAGAACAAAGCAGGGAGTCGAGGATGAATGCACTGCCAGTCGGCGGTTCACTGATCCAGTATGCGCACGAGGCCGGACGTGCGTTCGTTGCAGAAATCGGCCGGAACGAACAAAAGCTCGCCGGCCAGTTCATGACTCCTCCTAAGATCGCGCAATTCATGGCCCGACGCCTGGTAGCGTCGGTGGAGCATCGGCACGTGCGCCTGCTTGAGCCCAGTGCAGGCGCGGGCATTCTGGTAGCTGCGGCTGTGGAGGCTCTTCTGGAGAAAGACGAACGTCCTTCGCGCATTGAGGCCCTGCTTTATGAACTAGACCCCCGCCTTTCCCGCACGCTTATCGACCTGTGCGAAAGGATCTCGCACGCATGCGCTGCTGTGGGTGTTGAATTTGAGTACCAGACCCGCGAAGAGGACTTTTTGTTGTCGGATCTTGCCATCGAAGGCGAAGCAATTGACGGGCTATTGACCATAGCTAATCCGCCTTTTTTCAAGCTCAACAAAACGACGGACAAGCGAGCGGGTCTCCATAGTTATGCGGTCTATGGTCAGCCAAACGTCTATGGGCTATTCATGGCGGCTACTGCACGGATAACACCGTCAAACGGACGGTGGTGCTTCATTGCCCCGCGGAGTTGGATGAACGGTCAATACTTCAAGGCGGTTCGTCACACCATGTTGCGCCATCTCTCGATGGACAGCTTGCATGCCTTTGAAAGCCGGACCAACAGCTTTGAGGAAGACGAAGTGCTACAGGAAACTGTCATTGCTTGGGCGACGGGACGTGCCTTACATGAGAGTGGCTCGAACATCCTGTTCACACGCAGCCACGGCACATCGGATCTCGACGATGCAATGGTTCAAGCAATCCCTGCAGGGCGAATTGTAGCGGACGACGATCAAGCGACAGTCACGCTTCCCAACGAAGGCTCTGATTTGTTCGATGGATGGACCGCGAATCTCGCTACATACGGGCTGAAGGTGAGCACGGGACCGGTAGTAGCGTTCAGGTGCCGAGATTTCATCCGGGGCGAGCGCGGCGATAATACGGTGCCGCTGCTGTGGATGCAGCACGTTGGTCAACAAAAAGTGAGCTGGCCCATTAGCAAGAAGGCCGAGCATGTTCGAGCAACCGCTGAGAATGCGTGGACATTGGTTCCTAACGCACCGATGGTTGTCATGCGTCGGTTCTCGCCGAAAGAAGACAAGCGACGCGTCACTTGTGCTCCATACTTGGGAACGCTTCCCGGGGCAGTTATCGGGCTAGAGAATCACCTCAACTACATCCACCGTCCTAAGGGGCGGATGACCCCATGGGAGGTGAAGGGACTCTCGGCGCTGCTAGCGAGTAGCGTGGTGGATGCTCACTTTCGAGCCATTGCCGGTAGTACGCAAATCAACGCGACTGAATTACGTGCTCTACCGTTACCTCCGTTGTCAGTGATTGAAGGCATCGGGCGACGCTTGCCCGATGCAGCTCCCTCGTTAGACGAAATAGATGCGGCGGTTCACGCCGAACTAAACATGACAACCAAATCTCGGAGTGCCGCGTGACACTGCCCCCTCTATTGAGCATTGCGGACATTAAGTCGCGCCTGGAGCTGTTATTCCCTGATGGTTCGGTGGAGGAACGAAATTGGTTCATCCGCGACATGGCCGCGCGGACAGTATATGTTCTTCTCTACGGTGGCATGATTGAAGGAACCGGACGTTGCCTTCGCCCCAGCCACATCTATTTCTTTACCAAGGAACAAGCGGCAAGGACCAGCGAAGACGAGAGGAACACGTGGCTCACTAGGTCCAAAGCTCCCGGCTTCAGGCCGGAAGGAACTCGCTGGTACGCGGACACAACACGTGAGCCGATTCGAGATGAGACGCTGCGTTTTGGTTTAGTTGGTGTCGGAGCTGTGGGCAAGCTTCCGGGATTTGCCGTGACTTCCAGCACTCCGACCTACTACTTGAAGAAAGACTTCGCTGCTGTCTTCGACACGAACCTTGATGAAGGTGATGTGCAGAGTGCCATTGCAGCTTGGCAAGGAAAGCACCTCACTACTGCTGCCAAGGCACGAATGAGCTTATTGGCCGCTGGCAAGGTGAAGTCGAAAGATGAAGTCTTGGTAAATTGTCCGGATGGGACGGTTGCCAAGCTGTCCGCCGGGCCGTCGTCCGTTACCTCGAAGGCCGTGATAGAGGAGTTTTCGGCTCGATTTCTGAAGAACCCCGCTTTGCTCTGGCTGTCTGAAAGCGGGGAGAAGGTCCGCTATCAAGACGAAAAGATAGCAAAGGCGTTTGGCCTTGACATCGACCAGAGCAAAGTGTTGCCGGACATCATCATGGTTGATTTGGGAGAGTCCGGCGACACTACACACCTGATTTTCATTGAGGTCGTTTCGAGCGACGGGGCAATGAGTCTGATGCGAAGGGATGCGCTTCTGGAGTACGTCCGAAAGTCCGGCTTCCCGGAGTCGCAAGTACTGTTTGGTACAGCTTTTAACGATAGGGCTAACCCCGGATACACGAAGTGCGTGAAAAGTTTGGCGTGGGGCACGTTTGTCTGGTTTAGGTCAGAGCCCGATTGCCTCATGTGGCTTCACGATGAACCGTTCGTCCTTACAAATAACCAGCCCAAGCACGAGATGGCAGGGGCGAGTGAAACCTCCGCCATCTCATAGCCCCACGCTGGGCTCCGATGGAGTCGGGCCACATCATGAGCTTGAACCGCACCGGGTCTGCGGCTCTCGAACTTAAAAGGCACAATAATGAAAGTCGAAGAAGGAAAATACTCGCTCGCAGAATTGGTTGATTGGTTCAGGAGCCGCGTACTAGTAGTAAACTCTGAGTATCAGAGAGGTGGCGGACTATGGCCGTCGGCAGCCAAAAGCTACTTCATCGATACGATCATAAGAGACTTTCCTTTTCCGAAGCTCTATTTTCATGAATACGTTGACAAAGCGACGAAGAAGCCGCGCCGTGAAATTGTCGACGGGCAGCAACGAATAACGACGATTGTCGAATTCATCGACGGGAAATTTCCGCTCGGACGGAACGCGCGCGAGTACGAGGGGATGCGATACGATGATTTGCCGGAAGCAGCTCAAGACAGCATTTGGGCTTACACAGTGTCGGTTGATGTAATTCGCAATGCAGATCGTGCCGAAATCTTGCAGATGTTTCGGCGCATGAATGCATTTACCTTGCCGTTGAACGAGGCTGAAAAGCGGCATAGCGAATTCTTTGGAGAGTTCAAGGACTGGGTAAACGAAACGCTTGACCAATTCGGTTCCGTGCTGATCGACTGGAAAGTACTAACCAGTCGTCAGATTGTGCGCATGGTGGATGCTGAGTTCATTGCTGATCTTGCCCTTGCGATAGAGGAAGGGGTTACAAGCACAAGTCCCGCGAAGCTCCGAAGCCTTTATAAGGATAACGATTCACAATTCGCGAGATTCGGCGATGTGAACGAACAAATCTGCGGCGCATTCCAGGTGACGCTCGAACATCTGTCTGGAATACAGGATACGTACGCGACGAAGTCACACGTCTTCCATTCTCTCCTTTGTGCGTTGATCCATAATAAATTCTCATTGCCGGGCGTTGAGGCTGTGACTGGCATTGAGCCGTTAGGGGAGTATTTTATTGATGCTCAGAGAGCGATTGAATCGATTAGGCGGCTTGCAGCAGCCCATGAGGAGAAGGATGCGGGAGAATTCGCGGAGTACGTGCGCGCGGCATCCGAGGGCGGGAATCGCGGGCCTCAACGGGCCATTCGCATCAAGTGGCTATGCAGGGCGCTTCGCGGAGAATTCGCTCAATAATCATGAGCCTCTACGTCGCTTTGACTACCCTATGTAATGAGTTTGATGCCCACTCGGACCACCTCAGACAGTTCTGCCGTTCTCGAACAAGCATTGGCAGTTCAGCCGATTTCACATCGCACGATGAGTACCTTTTGGAGGGAATTCTCTCTCGTCTTTGGCAGGCATGGTGCCACTTTTGCCGGACCTGCGTGGTCGAATCATGCATTGGCACAATCAACGGCACTGGCGCGGCCGTTGCTGCCTTGCCTCATGCCACGACCGACGCACATGTTTCTGCCGCGGCAATACGAGCAAAGGGAAAGCCGCCGCCGTATTGGGGATCTACCAACAGTATCCTGCGGTACGAACCAACATGGGGAGATACGGACGTGCTCACCAAGATAGTTCCACGCCTTCAACCTTCGAATCAAGGTCAACTCATGGCCGCATTTTCCCATGGTCACGGCGCTGCGAAGGCACTTCAATTGATTCGTAATGCGGCTGCCCATGACAACGTGCAGACTCGAGGAGAATTGCAGGCACTGTGGTCGAAGTACATTGTTTTCCCCATAACGCATCCGACGCAGTGTTTGTATTGGACAGAGCCGAATACGAAGGACTATCTAGTATTTCGCGCGGTGGATGATCTTCTCGATGCTGGAATGGCCGCTATCTCGTGATTGCGCTTCGGCGCTGTCAGTGCCTCTCATGGCTGCTACCTAACGTTGCGCAACCATCCGTCTCAGCAGCTAGGCATTAAAGGTATCGCATACCCCATGCCGCACAAACGATTCTTCCAGCCGCTGGAGTGCTTGCAGCTCCATTGCATCACACTGTTCGCGCAACCAGGCCGCGAGGCGCCACAGCGTCTGCCGGGCAACGTGCGTGCGCTGGGCAATGTCGCGCAACGAGTAGCCGCCGAGGTAGCGCGTGGGCAGGTAGCGTCGCCACATGAGGTCGAGGAGCGCGGCATGGTTGCCCGTGGGCGCAGCAGGCAGCAGCAGCGCAACGAGCCCATGCACGCCAGCGGCACGCTCGTGGTAGGACTGCGCATAGCGCGCGAGCATGGCGAAGTGTTCGGCCTCCGTGAGCCGATGCGCTGCTGCCGCGACGACGAGGGCGCATTGCCCGCGAATCTCGTTCGCCGTGAGCCCGGCGAAGTCGACGAGCCCGGACGGTTCGCCCAGGAGCTCGTCGAGCCAAAGGCGCTGCTGCGCGGTGCCCGATGGCTCTGCCTCCAGCATGCGAATCAGGACTTGGCGCAGGCTGCACGGCATGCGCACCTCGCCCGCGAGCACCGCGAACGACAGGCGCAGGGCGGTGTCCGTGTCGACGAAAACGGGACGGGTCTTTACCACGGGTCAGCCTCCTTCCCGTCGAGCACGAGTTCCACCTGTTGTGCGTGCATCGGCTCGACGATCACCTCCACGCGCGGGCGCTGGCGGTCGATGGCGTGGTACACGTGTTTCTCGCGGACTTGTCGGTCGTTGCGGTACACGCCGCGCTGCACCAGCTCGCGTATGCGCTCGCCGTTGCGTTGCTTCACGCTGCGCCAGCGGTCCTGCAGCACGTCGAGAACCACGCTCTCGTCGAGGTCCGGGCGCTCGGTGGCGTAAAACATTCGCAGCGTCACGCATACGGGGCCGGTGAGCTGCACGCGGCAGCGCGGCGGGATTTGCCGCAGCGCGTCGCGCTCGAAGTCGAGCGCCTTGTCCGATTTGCGCAGGCGCGGCGATGCCTTCACCGATCCGTCCGGCTGGCGCTTGCGGATCGTCACCAGCTCGCGGCTGTTCGCCTTGCTGGCGGGCTCGCCTAGGATCACGAAGGCGAGGCGCATGGATCGTCCTCCGCAGCGTCGCCGCGATGGTTGGCGATGGCATCGTAGGCCATGCGCAGTCGCATCGGCGCGACGTACTGCCCGGCCTTTGCGAGTGCCACGGTGTTGCGTGCCCACTCGATACCGCCCGGCTTCGGGCGCGGCACGTCGACCATCGCCTTGATGCGCCCAAGGTTCTCGCGGGCCTGCTCGGGCGACGTGCGCAGCGGCGAGGGAAGCGGCAGCGGCGCGGGCCGATGCGCTGCGGGCGGCGGCGAGCACAGGGCCAGGAACTCGGCGAGCGACGGAGGCCGCGGGCAGGCGCTTTCAAGCGCGTTGTACCCGATGGTGAGGTGATCCTTCGGCACGGTCGCCATGCCCTCTGCCCACGTGCGCCACAGCGTCGGCGGATCAACGTCGCGCCACTTCGCGGTGAACGCGCTGCCGTACAGCGCGCCCATGCGCTTGAACAGGTGTTCCACCCAAGCGTCAGGCACGCGCGGGCGTTCAGTGAACAAGTCCATGATTGCCAACCACGGTTGCCTCAACGTCGAACACGTCCCGCCCGTCGTCGTTGCGCTGCGGGCGCCCGATGATGCGTTCGAGGTCGTTCATTGGCGGCGCGGTGCGCATCGCCACGAAACGGTCGACGTGTTCGGCGTCGCGCAGGATCAGGTCGATGCCGTTGAAGGCAACGCCCCTGTCGTTGCGACCCATGTGCCATGCGCTCGATGCGCAGCCGTCGATGGCATCGCAGAGCTGGCGCACGCTGTACCCCAGCGTGAGGGCATTGCGGATGACCTTGCGGCGGCGGTCGTCGAGCCGCGAGCGCGGGCTGTGCATTGCCTGCCGCCAGTGCTCGAACACCGCGTCGGTGTCGTCCTTCTGGCACTCGACTTTCTCGTCACTCACAGGCAGACAGGTCGGAGCTTGCTCCGACGAAGGATTCCCTTCCCTCTGCACTCCCTTCCCTTTCCCTTTCCCTTTCCCTTTCCCAGATACATCTCCACTTCCAAATACAGATACTTCCGCCAGTGAGTCTTCAGTGATGGCTCCGTGAGGGCTCAGTGAGTCCTCAGTGAGTCCTCCGTGAATCTGCATGCCGGGATCACTTTCAGAGGCCTCGTGTGCCGTGCCGTTCGCCTGCTCGACGTTCGGTGTCCCGCAAGAGGCACGCGCAGGCGGTGGAGGGAGTCGTGAGGGGGTGGGCCGGTTGATCAGTTGATGTGTGGCCCAGTTGGTGAACGCGATATAGGCACGATGCTCCACCTCGTATCGCTGGATGCAGCCCTGCTGCTCCAGCTCGTCGAGCCAGCGGACGATCAGCGAAGCGGCGTCCTTGTCATACGGGAACAGTGTCGCCAGCAGTTCGGGACGCCCCCGCAGCCGCCCCTCGTCGTCGGCCCGCGTGAGCATCGAAAGGAACAGCAGGCGCGCGTCACGCGTGCAGCGCCCTAAGGATTCCGACTCGCAGAACTCGGGCCGGATGGTACGGATTCGTCCCATGTTCGTCTCGGTTACGGCGGGCTGAAATGTGCCCGCCCGGTGACTGGGAGGGTTCTTTTGCGCGGGCAGCGGACTTGTCCTTTCCAAGCGACGAGCGGCGCGCGAGGGTGTTCCTGGCCTTCTGATTTCCTACCGCAATAATATTTTGCGCGGCCCATTATCTGCCTTTCCGGAGCTGGACACGTAATAGCGCCCAGCCCTCGGCAAAATCGGGGCGCAGTGTTTCCGGTTGTAGCCCGGCTACATCTGGACACACCGCGATAACAAATGGAACCATTTCCAGCGGGCAGCCGACCTTACTGCGGTTCAGCCAGTGGTGGACGCGCGGCGCGTCCGTGCCCAATGCCTCGGCCAATTTCGTTGGGCCGCCGTGATATTCGATTGCACGCACAAGGGTTTCCTTGCCGCTTGCCTTCTGTTTCTTACTCGCCATTTTGAGCCCCCCATAGGTAGTGGTTTCCGTTCCTCTCAACACTAGCAACAGGAGGGGCGCGCGGGGCTTACAGGCTTCGGAAAACGACAAGCTAGGTGTTTACACTAGGAAAAATGTTATGTTGGGCTCAGCATACGTACACACAAAATACCGTCAATCGCAGTCCTGACAACGGCCCCGCTCTTAACGCAAATGTATTGTCTTCTAATTAGGACTTTCGCAGGCTTCCTGTAATAACAGATGTGCAGGCCAATTACTTGTGTTTCATGACACGTGTTTGTATAAGTGAGTTTCATCCCCCTTAGACCTGTGTTTCATTGCGATGGAATATTTTGAAAATTCCACGAATGGCTTTTTGCGCCCTGAAAAAAGTGCCATAAAGCATCGCTCGTGCATCACCCATAAGGGAGTGGTGCATCGCTTCGCGGGCAGCACCAGGGAGGCGGTGTACGTGGCCGCGCTGGAGTACAAGGTCGCGCTTGGGCTTGGCCGTCCCGCCGAAGTCCTGCGCACCTTCCGCAACGCTGCGGGTGGCTGGGTCACGGAATTACTCGTGCGCCTTCAACGGCGCAAAGCAGGTGCAGCATGAAACAGGAACACGACAAGGACTTCCACGCGCGGCGCCGTGCCGTCGTCGGTGGTAGTGACTGCGCCGCCGCGTTGGGTTGCTCTCGCTTCAGGACGGCGCACGAGCTGGGCCTGATCAAGCTCGACCTCTTGCCCGATGTACAGCCGGAAACTGAAAAGCTCTATTTCGGACGGGTCATGGAGAGCGTGGCGGCAAACGTATATACCGACCGGAATCATTGCCGTGTGCGGCGCTGCAACCAGCAATTGCGCAGCGCGGAATATCCGTGGATGGGCGCGCATATCGACCGCTTCGTGGTGGGCGCACGCATTGGCCTCGAATGTAAGAACGTGGATGCGAACGCTTACCGTTATGGCGAGTGGGGGCCCAGCGGCACCGATGAGGTTCCAGGCGAGTATTTACTTCAGGCGGCACATTACGCCGTTGTGACAGGTATCCGGGAGTGGCACTTCGCCGTGATCGTCGGAGGCAACCGCTTTGCCCAGTACGTGGTGCACGTCGACGCGGAGCTCGAACAGCTCGTGATCGAGGGCGAGCGGGCCTTCTGGCAGTACATCGAGCGCGGCGAACCGCCCCCGCTCGACTTCCGGCATGCTAGCGCGCTGCCGCTCCTCAAACGTCTTTATCCAGGTACAGATGGACGGGAGGTGAACCTCTCCACCGATTATGTCCACTGGCATCACGTTCGCCTCGATGCCGAGGAACAGATAAAACATTACGAGGCGGTAAGTGCCGGCGCAAAAGCCCACCTGCTGCATGCGATTGGGAATGCAGCTGCTGGCGTATTACCCGACGGCGGCATGTATCGCCGCAAGGTCGTCCACCGGGCAGGGTATGCTGTCGATCCTTGCGATTATGTGGACTTCCGTTATGTGAAGTCGAAGGAGTAACAATTATGCAAGCAACCGCGACCCTGCCATCTGTCGACGTGCTTTCGGATAACGATGCACTGGAGGCCGACATTCGCGTGGCCCACATTATGTCGGGCGCCCGCTCCACGATTCCGGTCGAGTTGCGCGGCAACGTGGGCGACTGCCTCTCGGTCATTTTTGCTGCGCGCACGTGGCGCATGAATCCGTATTTTGTCGCGCAGCACATGCCCGCCGTGCGCGGCGTGCCGTTTATGGATGGGCAGCTCACCATTGCGGTTATCAACACGTCCGGGCTGATCGAAGGAAAACTCCAATTCACCCCCGTGGGCGAGTGGGAGAAGTTGATTGGGCGGTACAAGATGGTGCCGTCGTCGAAGGGTGGCAATGTGCCTTCGGCGGACTGGAAGAAGGGGGACGAGGACGGGCTCGGGCTGATCGTCTCGGCAACGCTGCGTGGCGAGAAGGAGCCGCGCGTCCTGCGCCTGATGCTGGTGCAGGCGAGCGAACGGAACTCCACGTTGTGGCACACGGACCCGCTTCAGCAGCTCCACTACCTCGCAGCGCGGCGCTGGTCGCGCGTCCACACGCCCGAGGTGCAGCTCGGGTACAGCGAGGACGAGGCCATTGCCGTCGCCAACGAGCGCGACATGGGCGCCGCCGTGATCGTCGAGCCGATGGGTGCAGGCGACGGCACGCCGCAGCAGGACGCGGGCACGCGGCAGGAACAGGTGAAGGAGTCGTTGCGGCGCGGGCGCAAATCGAGCCCGGCAGCGAACCCGGAGCCGCCCATCCAGCTGGCCGAGGTGCTGCGCGCGATTGACCTGGCCCGTGCCAGCGGCACGCCCGAGGCGTTCAAGCTCGCCGCCGACATGGGCAAGCGGCTGACGGCGAAGCGCGACCGCGACACGGCCAATACCGCGTACTCGGAGGCGATCCGCGAGGCGAAGGACAAGGCAGCGCAGGAACGCGCCGCGTCGCCGCAGCGCGATCTCGCGGACGAGAACGGGCAGCAGCAGGACGAGCCGGAGATGGACAACACGCTGACCGCTGCCGAGGTGCGCGGGCAGTTGAACGAGGCACGCGACGACCGCGAGGCGCTGGAGCTTGCGGGCGACCTGATCCGCTTCGTGCCCGACGAGGTGCAGCGTGACGAGCTGACCAAGCACTATCACGCGCTGTCCGACGAGCTGGGAGCGCGGACATGACACGCTCGATCCAGTGGCAGGAACAACGGGCGCCACACGTAGACGGGTTTTTCTACTTGCACCGCGAGGGAGACCTGCTGTTCAAGCGGAACCTACCGCATGTGGAGGATGACCTGCGGCGGGCTGAGTTCGTGCTCGCGTTCTGGCCGGTGGACTGGCACAACCGGGAGACACAGTGGCGCATGTTGATCGAGGCGATGGCGGGCGGCGCGCAGCACGAGCGCGTGATGGAGTTGGCGCGGCACTGGCTGCTGACCAACGACGATGCGCAAGAGTACGCGCGGCGCATCAGTGTCGAGCTGGACTATTACGAGCCGGGCGGCCTTTGGCGGGCGTGCTGCCTGCGATTGCCCGCGGCCTGTGGTACGGGCCAGGATGCGTTGCACGCGCTCGCATCGCTCGCGCAGGTTCTCGGGCTGCGCATCGGCAAGCATCGCTACCCGACGTTCAGCGAGTTGGCTACGGGCGGCTACTGAAGAAAAGGACGAGATTGTGCGTTGTTGTGTTTGTGGCCTGACGATGGGCCACAACAACGTTTTCAGCGTGAGTGGCCTGCGTGTCGCTCTCGAATACGGCACATGCGAGGTGTGCCAGCACAGGACGAAGGAGGCAGGCCATGACGACGACGATGGAGAACGACACGGTCCTGCGCACGATTGTGGAGAAGGCACGGGCAGCACGTGACCACGGTTACGGGCCGCTTTCAACGGGCGAGCGCCTTGCGGCTGCGCTCGTCCTCAACGACCACGAGATGCTTGCGAGGATGGACTATACGATCACGCAGGCGCTCGCCCGCATCGGCATGGCATGGAGCGCGCGACTGTCACTGGCCGCGCGCATCGTCGCCGCCGACTACCCGGACGCTGCCTGATAGAGCTGCGCTGGCCCTTTAACTTTTTGTCACAGGATACCCAAGGACCATTTTCCATTGATGCACGGAAAGACAAGGGGAAATTAGCATGGCACATGAAATCGACCTCTCAGCCGCAAGGCCGTCGATAGCTTACGCGGGGGAAGTCCCGTGGCATGGCCTCGGGCAGCGGCTCTCGCCTGACGCGCCACTCGATGTGTGGCTGCGCGAGGCAGGGTTGCAATGGGAAGTGTGGCGCGCTGCCGCGACGTTCAAGGACATGGGCAGCGTGACGCATGACGTGGGGCGCGACGTACTGTACCGCAGCGATACAAAGTCGCCGCTGGGCATCGTGTCACGCGAAGGCTACCACCCCGTACAACCGCGCGAGGTCATCCAGTTCTTTGCTGATCTCGTCGGAACGGCTGGTTTCAGCATGGAGGTGGCGGGCGCATTGCGCGCGGGCAAGCGCATCTGGGCACTGGCGCGCGTGGGGCCGGACTGCTTCGTGCGCAGGGACGATGCCATTGCGCCGTTCCTGCTGCTGTCCACGTCCTACGATGGCAGCGCCGCGACCACGGCGCAGCTCACGACGATCCGCGTGGTGTGCTCGAACACGCTGTCGGCGGCAAGCATGGAGCACCTGAACCGCGTCTCCACGTATCACTCGAAGGCGTTCAATGCGGAACAGGTCAAGTGGCAGCTCGGGCTGGTGCGGCACACGTTCGCCTTGATGATGAAACGCATCGAGGCACTGGCCGAACGTCAGGTCAGCGTGGCCGAGGTCGATGCGCTGCTGCGTGGTGTTGTGCCGCAACGCACGAACACGAGCGAACGCGACCCGGTGGACGAGGTGCGCGCGAGCCGGGCCTATCAGTCGATCCTGGGCCTGTTCGACGGCGACCAGATGGGCGCCGAGATGGCGAGCGTGAAGGGCACAGCGTGGGGGCTGGTGAGCGCGGTCACGCAGTTCGTCGATCACTCCTACGGGCGCACCGCCGACACGCGCATGTCGGGCGCATGGTTCGGCGATGGCAATCTCATGAAGGTGCGCGCGTTTCAGCTCGCCGGCGAGCTGCTGTAACGAGGGAGGGGCGAGTTAGTCATGATCCGGCAGACGCCGCTCCTTCTGTGTGACCGCTGCGGCATATGGCTGCGGCTCGACCGTCCCGCAGAGCTGCACGAGTCGCCCGCGCACGAGCTGCTGGACGCGGCGTTCGAGCGCGGATGGATTCGTGTCGTGGGCAACCACGGCACGATGATCGACCTTTGTGCCGTGTGCGCCGGGGTGCCCGAGGACGAGCGGCCATGAACCAGAAACTTCCCACGCCTCCCCGCCGGGGCGCCTCGAGTGCCCTGCTGGCGGTCGTCTCGTCGCTGGTGGGGCTCGTGTCCGTGCTCGCGCTGTTCATCCTCGTCGCCTACGTTGGCGGCGTGTGGGCGCGCTGGCTCATGCGCGCGTTTCTAGCGGGATGGGCGCTGGGCGCGTAAGGTATCTTTCCCACATTTCATTATCCCGGCTTCTGATCATGACAAACCCGGCGCAGAAACACGTGTTAGGCGAGGACGCTATACTACGCATTTTGACCCGCAAGCCTGCGGAGATACATGCGCTGCGCCGGATAATCGCCGAGATAATAGTCGACGAGATTCTGCGCGAGCGTGCCAGTGAAAAGGGAAAACAATGCCGCGCATCGCCATTTACGCTCGATTCTCCACCGACAAGCAAGATCGCACCTCGGTAGACGATCAAATCAACCTCTGCCGCCGCCGCGCCGAATCATTCGACGATGCGCGCGTGACCGGCATATTCAAGGACGAAGCCGTATCCGGCTCCACGCCCGTCGAGCATCGCCTCGGAGGCGCCGCGATGATGCAAGCGGCCCGCAATGGCGAGTTCGACATTCTGATATTGGAAGGGCTCGACCGCCTCGCTCGGAATCTCGTCGATCAGGAGCAGGTAATGAAGTATTTCGACTGGCAACGCATCCGCGTGCTGGGCGTGATCGACGGCAGCGACAGCGAAAACAAACAAGCGAAAATGACGCGCCAGATGCGCGGCGCGTTCAATGAGCAATATATCGACGACGTGCGCGACAAAACCCGCCGCGGGCTGTCGGGCCAGGTATCGCGCGGATATGTCGTCACGGGCCGGGCCTACGGATACGATCTCCAGCGCGACGACCACGGCACCAAATACGTGATCAACGAGAACGAAGCCAAATGGGTGCGGTGGATATTCGAGCGTTTCGCCGACGGCGACAGCCCCCGCGTGATCGCTGCAGAGCTGAACCGCTTGAGCGTGCCCAGCCCGCGCGGCGGCACGTGGATGCAGAGCGGGATATACGGGAGCCCGGCCAAGGGAGCGGGCATCCTGAATAACAGCTCCTATATCGGCGAATATATCTGGAACCGTTCGAGTTGCGAAAAGAATCCGATGACCCAGAAAAAGGAGCGCCGTGATCGTCCCGAAAGCGAATGGATGCGCGTCGCCCGCCCCGAATATCGCATTGTCAGCGACGAGCTGTGGCAGCGTGCCCATGCCCGCTACAAGAAGGCAAAATACCTCGGCGGCACAAAAGGTAATGGACCGTATGCCCGCACGCTGTTTGGCGGGTTATTACGATGCCCGCATTGCGACGGCGCCGTGGTCGCCATTGATGCGCGAAGTTATGGGTGCCTGACGAGGAAGGAGCGCGGCAATATTGTCTGCCCCGGCATTTTGGTCAGCCGCAAGCACGTCGATGAGAATCTGCTCCATGCGCTGCAAACCCTGTTACTCGACAACGGCGGCGAGGACGAGATAAATGGCTATATCAACGAGATACTGGCAACGCATGCCGAGCACAAGCGTGAAGGCAAGGACGAGATAAGGCAGCGCCTCGCCAAAATCGAGCACGACCTGCCGAAACTGATCGATGCCATTACGTCGACCGGTAATCGCGTCGAATATATCGTCGCCAAAATTGACGCACTGTCAGCGGAACAAAAGGAATTAAAGGCCGCTCTGGCGCACGTAGAGAGCGAGGCAGTGAAATGGGAAAACTACGCGCCCTTGATCCGAGCGAAAATGGCGGAGCTGCGTGAGACGTTGAGAAATACGAGTGCAGATAATGCCATGCGGGCGCGCGAGAAAATCGCCGCAATGCTCGGGCCGATCACGCTGTACGAGGGAGAGGGAGGGGTGTACGGGAGGTGCTTCGACCCGCTACAACAGGTCGCCCTCAATGTGATCGGCGAAGCGCAGATATTCTTGGTTGCGGGGGCAGGACTTGAACCTGCGACCTTCGGGTTATGA